AATGCCATATTTCAAAATTGTATTGATACGTACCTTATATCAGCATCTTCGGCAAGCGGGACGGTATTTGGAGTAGCACTTCCCCGACCTGGTCCTGGTGTTGATCCTCCTATTCTACTTCGATCAAACCAGCTTAATCCCGATGGATCAGTTAGGACCCAGGAACAACTAGCCGATCGGTTACGATATGTAGACGAAGGTATGCTTGTTCCCGATTGTTGTCTCAAAATATCATTTGTAGAGACTACTATGTCGAGTTTAAAAAATGCAGATGTACTCGGGCATAGTAAACAGATATGTGAACGAGCCGATTTAGATAAAGAAGTAGATGTCCAGGGTAGAATTTTTCGATCCACTTTGTGTGGGGATACTGCGCCATTGACATTTACTCCTGATAAAATTGCCGCAACCACTATGTCACCCACTGACTTTTCGACGATTGTCAGAGAGCTGGCTACGAGAATCCCGCCACCCCCCCTTCCTCGTGTTGCTAAAGCGTTAGATATGCTTCGCGAAATCGGAGTTCAAGCTGTTGCAAGGGGATTAGGTATTCATATATTTGTTATGGAATTGTTAAAAGGCGAAACCCTTCGAACAATTCTAGCAAAATCTATTTTTTCAGTTTCACAACAACAAAAAAGAGATGCGTGCAATAATGTCGCCATTTCAGTTATCATGACATTTCTTAAATCTTTGTATTGGTCGCGCGATCAACATGCAGATAATGCGATGATTTCCGGACCCAATACGTTTACGCTTGATCATGGGTTAATGTATCATCTTTTAAACGATGAAGTTTACATAAAAGCTCTTTTAGCGAGATTATTGGCGTCGACCTCAATAACACCTAATGTGGTTTGTAATTATTTTGGTGTATCTGCCCCTGCCGCCGCTGCGAGTGTTGCATTTAATGAATTGTACGACATGTTACGTAATCCGAATTTGAAAGGCCAGATGTTAATCAGTACTGCAGCAGTTACACCAGCAGCTATAGCCGCTGAAATAGATAGAATTAGTGAAATTGTTTTTCGAATGCTATCATTTTTTTTACTTGTCGACGGCTTGTCAAATAGATACAAACATGGTACACACCATTTTCAAAGTAGGGAATATATGGAAATTGTATTTGATAGTGTACCAGCGTTATATGGTTTTGAAGAGTTTCTGAAACTGGGTAGCATTAATTTATCAGTTTTTGGTGGACCGCCGGGCTCTATAGTGCATCAGAATATGGCTTATATAGTCCAAGGGTTACAATCGGCACTAGCTATATGCCAAGGTCAAGGTCCACCACGAACCGAGGATCAAATTCTATTTAATCAATTCAGCACATCTCCTGGACAAATTAGACACGACGCAGCAAAAGCAGCAAGACAAGCAGCAGCAGCAAGACAAGCAGAAGAAGAAGCAAGACAAGCAGCAGCAAGACAAGCAGAAGAAGAAGCAAGACAAGCAGCAGCAAGACAAGCAGCAGCAGTAAGACGATCGGAGCTGGAGAGGAAGGCTGCGGAGGAGAGGGCAGCGGAGGAGAGTGATGCGATGGATCATCATGCTCGGTCGTCCAAGCCGCCACTGCCGCCGAAAGCGACTATTAATTCGCGTCGTCGGTCGAGGTCGCCGCCGCCGAAAGCGGATGCAGCGGAGGCGGCTGCTGTTGCGCCCTTAGTTAATGCGCAACGGGATCCTGGAAGACTATCAGGGTTAACAAGCCGCCTTACAAAATGGTTTTCCGGCCGTGGTGACCACCCCAAACTCCCCAATCCACCAGATGATGATCTACTAGATGGAGGCACGGTCAAACGTCGGTTTCGAGCGCAAAAACGACAAAAGCAAACTATGCGGCCATGCAATATTCGCCGCCGCCAACGCAGACGTAGTTTTAATAAAAGGTAATATAATATTATAATTATTATATATAAATAAATAAATCAAATGCCAAAATTAAAGAGATTAAATCCTAAACAGCGCGGCGGAGTAAAGGTGAGCTTTCTTCAACCCGACGGTTCATATACCGTTATGCATATAGATCTTCAAATTATAATAGCCATATTTAATTATTGTATTGATACGTACCTTATATCAGTATCTTCGGCAAGCGGTATCGTATTTGGAGTAACACTTCCTCCTGCTGGTAGGCCGGGTCTTCTATTTCGAGCAAACCAGGTTAATGAAGATGGAACACTTAGGACCCAGGCACAAATAGTTGATCAGCCGCGACTTGTAGGCGAAGGTCGCATTATTCCCGAAGGTTGTCTCAAAATATCATTTGTAGAGAATGCTTCGAGTGGCTCGGCGGACGTAACTGTAAGCGGGCATATTAAACGAACGTGTAGACAAGCTGATTTAGATGAAGAAGTAGCTGTCCAGGATGAAATGTTTCGATCCGCTATATGTGGGGATACTCCGCCATTGACATTTACTCCTGATAAAATTGCCGCAACCACTATGTCACCCGCTGTCTTTTCAACGATTGTCGAAGAGCTGGCTACGAGAATCGTACCAAACCCACCAAACCTACCAAACCATCGTATTAATATAGCAATAGCCACGCTTCGCGAAATCTATGCTCAAGCTGATGAAAGGGGATTAGGTATTCATATATTTGTTATGGAATTGTTAAGAGGTGAAACCCTTCGAACAATTCTAGCAAAACATACACATCAACAAAAAACAACTGCATGCAATAATGTCGCCGTCGCAGTTATCATGACATTTCTTAAATCTTTGTATTGGTCGCGCGATCAACATGGAGATAATGCTATGATTACCGCACACGGCACATTTACGCTTGATTATGGGTTAATGTATCATCTTTTATTCAATGAAGATTACATAAAATACCTTGTAGATACAATATTGGGGACACCAACATCAATAGAATTTTCGCACGTTCTTAAATATTTTGATGTAATCAATACAGGAGATCATGCTGCTGATGCTCATAGTGTGCGTGCCGTATTTAATGGAGTGTACATCATGTTAAAGGATCCGAATTTGAAAGGCCAGATGTTAATCAATCCAGTAGCAGTTACACCAGCAGATATGGCCGCTGAAATAGATAGAATTAGTGGAATTGTTTTTCAAATGCTATCATTTTTTGCACTTGTCGACGGCTTGTCAAATAATTATAAACATAATACACCCAATATTCAAAGTTATGAATATATGGAAGTTGTATTTGATAGTCCGTTGCGTAGTTTTGGCGAATTTCTGAAATTGTGTAGCATTAATTTATCAACTTTTGGACCGCCGGGATCTACAGTGCGTGCGAATATGGCTTATATAGTCGAACAATTACAACCGGCACTAGCCCAATGCTCAGATACACCACGAGCCATAGGCGAAGTTCGATTTCGGGCTGGAATACGATACCAAAAAAAAAAAGAAGTAAGACAAAATGGACCGGCTAACGCAGAAAGCCGCCCCCCATCAGATAACCCCATAGTTTTAAGTGCTGATGATAGTAGCCCAATAGCAACCCCACCGAATAGACGTGGAGGTACGGTCAAGCGTCGGGTTCGAGCGCAAAAACGACAAAAGCAAACTATGCGGCGGCCATGCAATATTCGCCGCCGCCAACGCAGATCCCACTCCGTTTGCCGTCGTTATCGTAATAAAAATAAAACGCACTAACTATATGGCGGGAATGAGCGCATTCGCATCCTTAAAATATTTGTCCAAGTCGGGAAGGACGTTGGATGGAGCAACCACCGCTTTCTGAAGGTGGTGGTCATTGAATGGCAGCGGGCTATCTGCGGTACTAAATCCTTTCGTGCCGGAAAATATGGATCCAACCGAATGTGCGGCCGATCGAGCAGCCATACTTAAATCGCTCGGCAAATAATTCAGCATATCGCCACCCGATTGACGGAATTTGAGCGATTTATTATTATTACTATTATGGAACCGCCTCTTACGATACCGGCGGGTACTGCTGCGATTACGGTTACGATTACGGTTACGACGGTTACCGGTGCCGCGATTACGACTTCTTCGTCCTGATTTCATTCTCTATCTAATTAATTAATTAATATATACTACATTATTATTATTATTATTATTATTCAAATGACCGATGTCTAAATAATAATAATAAATTTAAATTATACCAGTTATAAACTTCGAGGGTTCTGAATGGATTGATCCTCGAACGGGAGCGGACTTGGCGAGCCGGGCTCACCCTTTAACCCGGATACTAAATTACCTGCAAAGGTTGTTGCCGATCGCAACAGCATGTTCGCATCGGACGGAAGGTAGCTTATCGAATCTCCACCCGATTGCGATCTCGATCGATATCCGTGTCGGGTCCTGCTTTTGCTCCTGCTTCTACGCCGGGTCCTGCACCCTACCTGTTTTCCAGCATAGTTCTTCTTACGATTACTTCTGCGACGACCGCCCTGCATATGCGCATGCATTTGCGTGTAAACGGGCGGTTGCTGTTGCTGTTGCTGTTGTTGCTGTTGTTGCATCGGTTGCGCGCGAACGTCGACCGGGTTGGGTAGCGTGTTGGCGTTGTACGGGTAAAACGAATTTGCGGGCAAAATGGAACTTAAACTCGTTGCATGTGCATCGGCACCACCGCGCTGCAGTTGCGAGTGCCGTTGTTGGTGCCGTTGTTTGTGCTGTTGTCGTTGCCGGCGTCTGGAATTGAAAATGCAGTTACGACGACGATACCGGCGGGGGCTGCGCGTACTTTTACGCGACGGCATTTATGGATGGACGAATGGAACTGAATTATTTATATATTGTCTATATAAATATCTTTGTCTTTGTCTTTGTCTTTGTCCTAATAAAAAATAATATTTATTTTATAAAAAAATATTATTGTGCTATCTAATTAACCTATAATTAACCAACTAAAGCATATTTAAATGCATGCATTTAATGACGACGACGACTGCGGCCGTGACGGCTGCGGGTACGGCGGGTGTGGCTGCGGCCACGACGGCTGCGGCCCTTAGATTTGGGGCTGCGGTGGCGGCGGCGACGGCGGCCGCCTATCTCGGGGCCGACGGGGGCTTCAATGGTGGTCATTTTATTTATTTTGATATTTGTGATTTATTATACAATAGATTGAGAAAAAAATATATTCCTTAATTCAATAAATTTTAAATTTTGTTAAAAAAAGTTAAAACCAAATAATTATTTAAAAACATTTTATTCTCTCGTTAATTTGTTAATTCATTCATTCATTCATTCATTCATTCAATATCGACATGCGTCAATAAATGCCGCCTGCAACACATTTTCACAATGCCCAATTCGTCCATTACTCGGCCTTCCGGGGTTTTATCTCGCGTCTCTTTCGTCAAATAAATGACTTTATCCACCGATTGTCCCGCCGACAGCTTTAGTTCTCTCACTTTCTCTAAATACTTCCGATACTTGTCCGCGATAACTTTACCGCACGTGAAACATTTGATGGGTATAATCATTTTGCCTTTGTCTTTTTGCCTTTGAATTGTTCACGACGGTAGTCTTTATATTATTCTCTCACTTGGTTATTATTTATGTACAATAAATCAATTTTATATTTTATTTTTTATTTAGTTATGATACACTTCCTACATTTTCCTAAACAATCATAATCGTAATCAATCAACCCAAAAATAATAAAATATAATTACGTACCCTTTGATTTGCACACCCCCTTCATGCAATTGCCCATGTAATAATAGTAGTCAATGTCTTTATCGAATGTGAGTTCGGGCCCGGCCGAGTTCCCGGCAACGCACTTGCCGTCGGGGGACACACCGAACCCGTGGAGCGCACTTGCTTTAGCATTTGCCATTGCACCCGACGACGATGCCGGTTCCGACGCTTTGGAACCGGCATCGCTCGCCCCCCCGCTAAATTTAACCCACCCGCAGCAGCATTTCTGGGCGCACGAATTCTGGCTCGCGATATTCCCGCACGCGGTCTGCATATCGCCCTGGTTAAGGTTGCAAAACTCGTCGGTTGATCCGCATTTACGCGACACGTCCTTCATTCGCGCAAGCACGTCTTCGGACGGACCGGGTGGGATCATAGTGGAAATGCTGTCCGTAATAATGTCTTCAAAATTTATTTTCCCGTTTGAAATATTTTTTATTGTGGACCCATTCCGGTTAGCGAGCGATGGCGTTGCGTGCGGATTTAAATTTTTGGAATCAGGATCGGCGCCACCTCCACCGCCACCGCCGGTTAATGTGTTCAGCCCACTCAAAGCGGACATTCCAGATAACAGTTCCACCGTGACTTTTTTTGAAACGAGGTTCTGAGGGTCGCCCGTTTCCGTGATTGCGGTGGAGTATCGGTCCGGCTCGTCGCTGGTCCGCACTGATTTAATCTGAATATAGAGCGCCATACCGATCAATAATACTGCAAGGCCCATGATTTGAGAAGCGTTCTCCATAAAGGAAGCACCTAAAGTGGAATTCTTTGCCCCGGTGCTTATTTGTTTAAACATGTCCATGAAGAAATCTTTGGCGTCCGTGAACAAGCTGGTTAAATCGTCCGAGCTCGGCACCGACTGCGAAATAGACACAGGTTTCGGCTTTAAAAAGTCGCTACTCTCTCCGAAACCTTCAAACCCTTTGAAATTAAATTGTGACATATAGATATTCGTTAATTCGTTATTCGTTATACTATAAAAATATTATTAATATAATAAATTATATTAGTTTTATATACACAATTATAATTATTTTATGAAATAATAATAAAATTGATTATGAATTATAATATTACATATATATTACATCAGCAACACAACAAACGGAATAGATAGAGAACAATGTTAACATCAGGAAAAAATAGTAGTTATGCGTTTACGACAATGTATGTTTATGGCATGCGCGTCTACTGTGCAGCCGAAGTCGACGCCGCAATTCAGCAACTCGTGGGTAAGAACAACGACATTGCCACCACACTACACGATGTTCGAGCGAACATGCAAGAAATTCAGAACATGTACGCGAGTGCGAGTGCGAGTGCGAGTGCGAGTGAACCAACTTCATCGTCCGATTATTGGAACACTGTCGCAATCAGCGCAACAACGTCGATGGCAGCGATGGCGTTATTGATCCTGGAACCAACACCAATCCTGGAACCAACCTGTGAAGAGATCACTTCAACATTAACGACGACTAAAACCGCGGTAACATTGTCGGTACACGAAAATGATCACGCTGAGACGCATGGTACACATGGTACACCCGACAGTCCGCGCAGCATTAGCAGTTCGGCGGGCGGCAGCCTGTATGGCGGAGACGGGTGCACGCGTGGACGCGCGGTTGGCAAACGCAATCAGGATATGTATCTTCCCGACGGAGTAAAACTCTCGCACGCGGCGGGAACCGAAGATGAGCTGAGGAGCGAGTGGGTTGCACGGTTCGACAAGGCGTCAAATACCATTATACGCGAACCCGACAATCATTTGAAAACCGAGAAAGTGTATGAAACACTGAAACATTTTGCTCGTGAACACGATCATGCGACGTATGGGGATAAATGCTCGTACATTGAAACCGTCAATGTGTGGAAAAACCCGCTGTTTACATTCTACAATACGGTAAAATGTAAGTGGGAACCGCTCAGCGAGTTGCGCTAAAGAGGGGGTCTGAGGGGGTTCTGAGGGCACTGCGTAGCGGACGCATGTGTCCCCCCTATTACACTGGTGCTCGCGGATTAAACCGGCTCGGGCGGTCGGTATCAGGCACTTTTTTAAAAAGAAATTTCGAATAAATATAAATGCGCGCATTATGCGGTGGTTGCATGGATGCCAGGTGAAAATACCGGTGTTCGCAATCGTCGTTTACGCGCCCGTCGATTTCGCATCCTACCAGCTGCATTTGTTTTTCCAACACGCCTTCCGGAAACAGCGCCAAATCGATTTCGTCGCTGTATCGCAAATCGTCGGACAAGTAAATCGCGCTTTTATAAAGGGCAAACCCATTGAATGCAGAATAAACGGGGAGTAGTCCACCGCTACCACCACCGCCACTGTGTGCGTCGGAAGAAGTTTCGGTTTCTACATACGCCTTGAATGCCGCGTTCATCTTATCGCAAATTTCGTACCTGTAACGCATAGGGTTATTAAAGTGAAAGAAACTGTAAACGTATGGATCAAACGAGAGGGCCCAACAGTCGTAATACCCCGCCTCGCGCAAAAATGAGACGGCATCCCATTCTTCTGAACGCGACACGGCTTCGCGCAGCACGTCCGTATCCACGGGGCCAATGCACGAATAATTATTCGCGTCCATCATTGCAAAATAATCGTATGTTTCAGCGCCGGCGCCAGTGCCAAACCCCGGATCGCGCATCGACCGCATTCGGTTCAAACACGTGTTTCGCGCGTTGCCAATATTGCGCTGGCGAACGTGCGTTGTCGGATACACGTTGTTAATGATTTCTACACTGTTTATAGGCAAATGGTTTGCGAAACTTGTGAGCAGCTCATATGCGCTGCACGAGGAGTACGCGCTTGGTCGCGATGATGTGAAATGCGTTTCACTCGCTTCGTACACCGCAATCACCTTGAAACGAGAGAATATGTCCGACGCGTATATTTTGTGCAAGTTTGCAAGCACGTACGGTAACCCATCTTCGCTCTTATAAATGCATAAGCATATGCAAATCGATTTTTTACTCATGAATTAATTATATATTCTTATTGTCTGGTATTTTATATTTATATAATTAATTGGTATCTTTCTATTCTTTCGTTCCGTTCTTGTTCATTCATTCATGACGACCACCATTCGCATAAATCGCCGCCAGCTGGCGCTTCGCATTGCGTTTCGTCATGGGCCGCTTTGAAAAGCATTTTCGTGACCGACGCTTACACACCCTAAATTTCGATGTGTGTTTGTAGGGACGGATTACATATGGCATAATAATAATAATAATAATAATAATAATATAATCTATCTCTGTTATTCCTTCACATTTTTATTTTTATTTTTATTTTTATTTTTATATATAATTAATTAGTTATAAAATTAAATATTAAATAAAAGCAAATAATACAAATTATACAATCAAATACGAGAACACATCACAAAACGATCGCGCGATGGATGCCGAAATTATTGATTTAGACAGCTTGTCGATTGGTGGCAAATCGTCGTCCAATTTCGGAGGCGGGATTGAACTGTTAATGAACGATCGTTTCAAAACGGACGGTGGCGGTGGTGGCGGCGGCGGAAGATCGGGTGGAGGTGACGGCGATATTAATCTAAACGATTTATCGGTCCTTGAAAATGAACTGAACGATTTAACTGGCTCTGGCTCTGGCTCTGGCTCCGGATCCACCAAACGCATAAACAGAGAAATGAAGTCCGACATATTCAGTGTGAGTTTCGGCGGAGAAACAAGTAGTGGTGGCGGTGGTGGCGGTGGTTCTAGTGGCGGTGGTTCCGGTGGCGGTGGTTCCGGTGGCGGTGGTTCCGGTGGTTCCGGTGGTGTAGGCGCTGCAACTGCTGCAGCAGATACGGATAAGCAAACGTGGGATGGGTACGGCAAATTTAATAACGTTCCGATTAACCCTGATATTCCGGTTGACGCGCAGCCCCAAATGTCGAAAGAGGAGTTGTTGCGCGAGAAGTTCAAGCTGTTGCGCAAGTTGGAGGAGCTAGAGGCAAAGGGGGTAAACCTCACTAAAAAATATTCCATGGAGTCGTCCATGATGGAGATGCGCGGCGAGTACGAGACGCACGTGGAAGAGCGCGAGCGACAAAACAGTAAAAAGTTTCAATCAAAAATGCTCCTTGCGTGCATCACGGGATTGGAATTTTTAAATAATAAATTCGACCCGTTCGACCTGAAACTGGACGGATGGTCGGAACAGGTGAACGAGAACGTTGACGAGTATGACGAGATCTTCGCCGAATTGCACGAAAAATATAAATCAAAGGCGCAAATGGCTCCGGAACTCAAATTGCTGTTTCAATTGGGTGGAAGCGCAATAATGTTGCACATGACAAACACCATGTTTAAGTCGGCGTTGCCCGGTATGGACGACATTATGCGTCAGAACCCGGAATTGATGCAGCAGTTCACTCAAGCGGCAGTTAACTCGATGTCTTCATCACAAACGAAGCCCGGGTTTGGCAGTTTCATGAATGATATGACGGGTGGAGGTGGAGGTGGTGGTGGGGGCGGCCTTATGGGTGGTCTCAGCGAAATGATGTCGGGTATTGGCGGTGGCGGTGGCGGTGGCGGAGGAGGAGGAGGAGGAGCAACTTTCATTCCTCGCCCTCCACCCGCACCAATTGCTACAAAGAGCGCCAATGCGCCCCCGCCACCCACGCGTCCCGGCGCGGCAATGCCTATCGGGAACCGCCCCGATATTAATGCCGGACGCGGGCAAATGAATATCGGGGTCGACATTGGCAACCAAAATCAATCCGAGTATGGTTCAAGCGGTGCCGGATCGGGTTCAAAAGCTAATATGCGCCGTGCGGAAATGCGCGGACCAAGTGCAGACACCGATATTAACAGTATTCTCTCAGGTCTTAAAACTAAAACTATAAATATCCAGCAACAACAACAACAGCAGCAGCAGCAGCAGCAGCAGCAGCAGCAGCAACGTGATTCAAGCGCAAGTTCGGCATTCGGTCTTTCACACGATAATGACGATGCGGCCAATATTGGCTTGAACGGGTTTGGTGGTGGCGGAGACGATGCGTCTTCGGTAGGCAGCGCCCCCGTAAAAAGCAAGCGCCGCCCGCGTTCTGAACGCAATACAATCAGTTTAAATATTTAAACCGAAAACCCTATGGCCAGATGAGTTTATCAATTGTCGTGCGAACACAGAACATGCGGTGCATTACGATGCCTAACAGGAATAATATTGCCAACGTGTACCCAAACGATAAATTAAAAAAATGAGAGATTAGCCACGCTGTGATGACGGTAAATAGTACGTCAATGTACGCGATATTGAATAATCGATACGAATGTGCACCCTCCCCGGGTTTTCCAAAATAGTTCCTATATTTACACAATCCCGACATGCAATTATTATTTATTTAAATTTATTTAAAATAGTGGCAGATAATAATATTCTTATTTACTTCACACATTTACGGTTAGTATAAAATAATAATAATAATAATAATATATTAAGTATTACTTAGTATTTTATTTTAATAAGTAATAAAAAACAACAAAACAATATGAAATCATCATCATTTTTGAGTAAGTGGGTAGGTCAAAATACGGCGATTAATGAACAAACCAAAATAACCCCCGGTCATAAATCACCATACTTGCCGCATCAGCAGCAGCAGCAGCAGCAGCAGCAGCAGCTAACCCCTCAGCTCGAATTAAGTCTCGGCGAGGAACTGAAACCGCTCGCGACAACTAGTGTCGATATTCAAAAATATCGCAACGAGAACGATGAACATAACAACTTGTTATTTGAGAGAACACTGCATCCACACATTGGGCTCAATCCATTTTTAAACGGGAATACGTATTTGAATGACATTAATGTGCAGAACACATTGCTGCGCGGGGCTGGTGGGCGGGATTAAAACGCGTTGCAAAAATCTTATTACAAATTCGCTACAAGTTTTCGAGGGCAGTTTTTTTGCCGTGGCAGTCGCGGCACAGTGCTACCAGATTATCAATATGGTTTGTTCCACCATGTTCCAGGCGCGTTACATGATCAACCTCGTACCATGCCGGGAGTTGACGCTTGCAATGATTGCATTTCCACCCTTGCTGGGCCGCCACAAACTTCTTTTTAGTTTCGCTCACGCAGCGTTTCGTGGAAGTTTTTCCGGACGTCAGAACCTTATTTTGCTTTTGGTTCATTTGGTTCATATCACCCGACCCCCCAATAAATCGAACATTTTTGATGCCACCGCCACCGCCACCGCCACCACCGCCACCGCCACCGCCACCACCGCCACCGCCACCGCCACCGCCACCGCCACCGCCACCGCCACCGCCACCGCCACCGCCACCGCCTCCAAAAAATGCGGTTTTATTCGTAAAATCCAGGAACGGGCTTATCATATCGGCGGTATCTTTGCTTACCGGCATATATTTAATGATGTCGTTCGCGTGCATAAACATGGATCGTGACTGTTCCGGGTTTTTTTTAATGAATAAATAGAGAGAAAGCCCCATAAATGCAAACGTTGCCATTTTCACGTACTTTTGTGACGACTGCAGCGACTTTAAAAATTTGCCATCATAATACGTATTTGCAATAAGGAATGCGGTAATTATAAATATAATGTAATCAAGTTTCATTATAACTTATTTAATTTATTTACTTATACATAGATTTTAAATTTATAATTTTATAATTTTATAATTTTATAATTTTATCTACCTATAATTATTTATGGTACACAACGTATGCCCCATAAATTCCCGCCACTAATATCGCGCCGTAAACCAACCGTTTCCGGTATTTAATTTCGTCAATGATCGATATTTCGCGCGGCGTATAGTGCTCGTAGTACGTGTTCAGCGCCTGGGTCATCGTTACATCGTCCTTGTGCAGGTCGGCATTAACCTTGTTGTGGATGAAATGAACCCAGCGCAGGAACGATTCGCGAGTGTCTAAATACGGCGTAACCGGATACTTGTCCAGCAGCGCGCTGAACCGGTTTCCAATTGCGTAGTTTGGCAAAAAAAGGGGGAGATTTTGGATAAATTCGTAATATTTCTTGCGCGTAACCCCGTTGGCGTGTTCGGGATACGATACCGCGATTGTCATTAAAACAAACCAATATTGCGGTCCCCATATTGTTGGGTCAAGTTTGTCTGCAGCGATGAGTGGTGGTGGCGACGGCATATTGATTGCGTTGGATTGATAATTGAATTAAATGATAACTGATATAAATAAAAATCACGCACTTATAATAATTGAATTATACTAAAAAATACCAATTTAACGGTATTGCGTACGCGGTATTTATCTTATTAGAGTTTGAGTTTTGGTATTTTATTATATTATTTTTATTTATGGTTATGAAGCACTATCAATATGCGTTTTGTAACAATTGTGGGAAACACGGAAATCATACGTATATTAATTGCAAGCACCCCATAACGAGTATCGGCATCGTCGCGTTTCGGCGCACACCAAATATTGAATTTTTAATGATACGGCGAAAGGACACGCTTGGTTACGTGGATTTTATTCGCGGTAAATATCAGCTGGCCGACCTTTCGCACATACGCAACATGATTGATGAAATGACCCTGGATGAAAAATCGCGACTGCTCACACTGGAATTCAAACATTTGTGGTGCGACATGTGGGGTGGATTTACAAACAGCCAGTACTGTGGCGAGGAAGCGCAATCGAGAGATAAGTTTCAACAATTGAAAAATGGGGTGAAATTTAGGGCAAGCGCTTACCGGTTGGAAGACATAATAAAAAATTCGCCCACAAAATGGGAGCACGCGGAATGGGGGTTTCCGAAGGGGCGTCGCAATAACCAGGAGCGCGACATTCCGTGCGCGATCCGCGAAAGTTTTGAAGAAACGGGGTACGCGTTTGAACCCGCCGATATAGTGCAAAATATTATGCCGTACGAAGAAGTATTCATGGGTTCAAATTTTAAATGCTACAAGCACAAGTACTTTATCGCGCGCGCAAGAAATGAGATGCGGCAGACCGGTGCATATGAGCGTTCCGAAGTGAGTAAAATAAAATGGATGTCTTACGAAAAATGCATGCAAAAAATAAGACCGTACAATATAGAAAAAAAAAGGATTTTACAAAACGTGCACGCGGTTTTGGAAAAATATAAAGTATTGTTGTAACTGCGGAAATCGCGTACCCCCCCCCCTCCCCCCCTTCATCCCCCTTAATATTTATTTCTTCGCCGATGTTTCTGTTTCATCGTACTGCGGCGCATACTTTTATTATTTCCTTTACATATTTTACCGCATTTTGATTTCCGCTTGTTTTTGGTTTTAAATGTACGTCTGGGTTTACCACCTTTTTTCCATGGTTGTAATGATGATGATGATGATGATAATGATGATTTTACTTTTCTAAATGACGCAACATCCCAATCAGACTGCGAAATAGACCGCCTCTCTGTTGGATTTATATAATACGCTAAATCTGTATCAATGAATTTGCCATATATCCATCCATCTGGAATGTCTGGGGTGCGAAGGCCGCGAATGGCTGGGACTTCGTGCACTTCAAAATTGCGCCCATCAAAACTAATAATAGTTGGGCGATCCGGACTTGCACGCTGTGCCACTGGGGACAAACCACCTTCACTCAAATCTGACGAATCCGAAGTTGGTAATCCAAGCAACCGTCTTGTACCCCTTACGAATTTTTTCAAACGAGGATAATTTGGTGGCGGAACATTTCTACAACTTATATCTATAAAATTAACAATTTTAACGCCATACTTTTTTTTTATTCTTTCTGCAAGTTCAAACATAGTAATTTTGAAATTAAAAAATTTGCCTTCTTCGGGAAGAATTGCTGGATCTATAATTTGTTCTAAAATATCACACCGATACGAGGGACCGCCATCATGTCTAAAACCAGCAATTTTCTGCGCACGAAGACTTCCATCCGCAAACCACAATCCGAAATCTCTTCTTTCCCAGGGGTTACTTTCATCATTGACTGTATACGCATATGAGTGATCGTATTTCACTTTAGATACCGAAAACCAGTCACTTTCTTTGGGATTAACTCGGGCGAATACTTCGGGTAGATTAACTACAAACTTATGTTGTAATGCGTCAGGAAACGAAAATATTGGGTCACGCATGTACTCTCGTACAATCTGTAATTTTTTGGCAGACGTCGAATGTCTATCTTCTCTAGCTAATGCAGCAGTTACACGAAATAAAGATTCGTCCATTTGCCCACAACATGGAACTAAATTGCCACATTTTCCAGCAACCGTCAGTTTTCGCAAAGTGGCGTTTTGTTCCGGATCCGCGCGAACTTGTTTTAAGTCTGAACCATGTGCCTCTATTATTACAGTTACAAATGATTCGGGTTCTTCTGACGAAGCCGCGGAGGACATCAAATTATTATTATTATTATTTATTTATATTAATATTATTTATAAATAAAAATTATTGTTGGGTGGAAACAACAAAATCAAAATATTCTCTCATTATTTAACTTAATTATATATTATTGAATGATACTATTTAGAAAAATAATATTATATATATTATAAAACAATAAACCTAACCCAACAACAACAAATAAAATGGATTTTTCTGACGAAACCCCCGAAGAAAAAAAAATTCGTCTTGGAGGCATCATCAAGATCGCTGGCAAAATCATCCCAGCTATCGCTCCTTTCGTGCCTGCTTTACAGCCCGTGTCCGCGATTATTGGCGCCATCAAAAAATAAAATTATTTCAATTTGCAGATTAGACAGCCAATAATACATCATTTCATACGTCTTTAGGTCTCTTTAGGTACTTGGCCTATTTGATATTATTTGTAATATTCATTATGTGGTTTATTCAAATTATATAATAAAAATAAAATATATCCATAATTTAATGTATATATTGTATTGTCAAATTATAGAGAGAACGATATGATCATAAAAGTAATTCGCCAAAACGACGACGATCCCAATATTGCGATAGCGATGAACCCGAGCGCTGCACCTCTAAGACCCGATGTTCAATATTTTGCAGATGACGCAGATGTTGAGCTGGCGCTGGAACCGGAACCACCGGCTCAGGGTACGCGCGCGCGGCGCGCGCGGTGTCCTAAAGGCACTCGCCGAAATAAAAAGGGGGTGTGCGTCCCATATAATCCGCATTCTAAAGTAGCGCGTGTCGCAGATAATGA